TAAAACAATAAGTACAGATTAATTATGACAACATATAAAGAAATACGAGGAACACAGATTGAAGCGGTAGCAACCGATCCATCAAATCCTGTTGAAGGACAAGTTTGGTATAATACAACTTCTAATGTTTTAAAAGGTCATAAAGTACTTGCTGTTGGAGCTTGGGCTACAGGTAATGCCATGAACACAGCTCGGTCTGTCTCTTCTGGATTTGGAATTTATACTGCAGCTGTGACAGCAGGTGGATCAACTCCATCGGTCACTGCTAATGTAGAAACTTTTAATGGAACTAATTGGACAGAAGTTAATAATTTAAATACTGCAAGACAAGAAAGCACTGGTGCTGGAACACAAACAGCAGGTTTAGTGTATAGTGGTAATCCACCTTCGAGTGGATTGGGTAACACAGAGTCTTGGAATGGAACCAACTGGACAGAAGTTAACGACCTGAACAACGCTAGAAGAGCTGGCGCTGGAAGCGGTACTCAAACATCCGCTATACTAGCAGGAGGAAGATCAGGCTCAACTGTTGCTCAGAGTGAAACTTGGAATGGAACAAACTGGACAGAAACAAATGATTTAAATACTGCTAGATTAGCATTAGCAGGTGCAGCGGCAGACAATACAGCAGCTATTGTATTTGGAGGATATGAACCACCTCCAGCTGATACCAACTCTGTTAAAACAGAACTATGGAATGGTTCTAACTGGACTGAAGTTAACGATATGAACCAACTACGAGAAAGATTAGCAGGTATTGGAATATCAACATCTGCATTAACTTTTGGAGGAAGTAAAGGTGGACCTGGTCCTGCTGCTGAAACAGAATTATGGAATGGAACTAATTGGACAGAAGTTGCAGATTTAAATCAAGCAAGATCAAATATGCCTCAAGGTTCTGGAAATACTACGAATGGATTAGGTTATGGTGGTAAGACACCTGCTTCTCCAGGACAATTAACTAATACAGAATTATGGTCTAGCACCACACCTTCAACAGTAACATTTACTGATTCATAAGACTTGTAATATATTTTAGTTAGTATATATTAGTCTTAACTATAAAGGATAAAGCTATGAAAAAAGACGTCAAAGAAGTTATACAAGGTGAAGAACCACATTTAAATAATCTATTAACACAAGAAGATCTATCATCGTTTAAAGGTATGGTGGACGAACTTCGTGATACATGGACCAAGAAACAAATGTTTCGAACAGAAACAGAAGCAAGATTTTCTGTACTACAAGATAATAGATATCCAACCAAAGCATCAAAGTATTGGCAATGTGTAAGAGAACAATCTAGTTATTTAGATAATCTTATGGCATTATCATTTGACTATAGAAGAAATGAAGCAAAGATAACTTGGTTAGAAAATAAAATAGAAAAAGAAGAAGACGAATATAAAAGAACTAAATACCAAATAGATTTAGACGAATGTAGATTTGGTAAAGCATCTATGGAAAAAGTTGCAAAACATAGAATGAGAGAGATTAAGATGTGGTCTAAATTAAAAAAAGAATTTAATGATGGATCGTTTAATGACAAAGATGTTAACGTCCATCAGTTAGAATCATATGGACTGCAGTATCATGAAAAAGCAAAAACATTAAATCAAAACTCAAGTGAGTCAGAAGTATTTAATGTAATGGGTCAATTACAATCATTACAAAGAATTAAAAAGTCTGGTGAATTAGAAAGCAGTTACAAAGAAAGAGAACAACTTGAACAACATGGAAAACCCAAAGTTTGATTTTATATTTTTAGGTCAATCGATTTTAAAATATCAAGTTCCTTTAGATATATTTAATTCGATTAATTATATTTATGAAACAAACTATCATAATCTAGAACCTGCTAATGGACAGTTAGTAGGTAAGATAGAAAAAGAACATTCTTTATTTTATGGTGGTCAAGATGAATCTAAGATGAAAAAACATAATATGTTACCAAGAGATATAACAAATTATTTTATGGAAATGTTTAAACATTATCTAGCATTTAATAAGATAAGAGATTATGAGACACATCTAAATTCTATCTGGGTTAACGAGATGAAACAACATGAGTATAATCCTGCGCACATACATAGAGGTATGTTGTTTACAGGTTTATCTAGTGTAATGATTCTAAAATTACCATCAACATATGGTAAAGAATATTCAGCAGGACACGTGCAACAGAATGGTAGATTACAGATATTAGGTGCAGCCAACGGTCAATTTGCAAAGATAGATTATCAACCGCCCATGGATCTTAGAGATTTTTATATCTTTCCATATGATATGAGACACTGCGTATATCCATTTAATGGGACAGATGAGGTAAGACGAACTCTTGCTGCAAACTGCGATGTACAGTTTGATCCAGTAAAAAACAGAGGTGCAGCATAATGGATAAACAATATTACATAGATAATCATATAGGTGTATTTAAAAACTTTATGACAAATGAAATGATAGATAGTTATCTAAATTATTTTAATAAGTGTGAGCAACAAGGTGCAGTCTATTCAAGACACGTAGATGAGATGTTAGTATCTGATAATGCAATAGATACTATAAGAGATACTAATGTTGCAATGACTTACAATAATAAACCTTTCATAGATATATTTTTTAAAGAAGTATATCCTCTGTATGTTCAAAAATATTCATTCTTAAAAAAATTAACTACACACAATATATTAGAGGTTAAGATACAAAAAACAAAAGTAGGTGAAGGTTATCATATGTGGCATTGTGAAAATGCTGAAATGAAAGCAAGAAATAGAATACTAGCTTTTACTGTTTATCTTAATGATGTAACTGAAGGTGGAGAAACAGAATTTTTATATCAAAAGTGTAGATTCAAACCAGAAAAAAATACAATGTTAGTTTGGCCAACACAGTTTACACACGTTCATAGAGGCAACCCACCTTTATCGAATGATAAATATATAATAACGGGATGGGTAGAATACGGATATTAATATGATAACAGAACCAAGATGGAAATCTTACATAGTAGAAACTACTAAACCTATCTTTACACCTAAACAATGTCAGATGATTATTGCTGCAGGACGTGCTGAACCTAGAAACGATGCAGGAGTTGGAAATGCAAAAGGTATTAAAGGTGGAGTAGTTGATACTAAGACTAGAACTTCACACATTAGTTGGATACCATTTAAAAAAATGGTTGACATGTACAAAGACATAGAAAGTATTATGAAAACCACAAATGGTAATCATTTTGGTTTTGATGGAATGCAGATAACTGAGATGGCACAATACACAGAATATCCAGAGGGTGGTTTTTATGAATGGCATGTAGATAATGATGTAGACTGTCAACATGAACCACCTGTAAGAAAAATATCTATGACATGTTTATTATCTCCTGAAAATGAATTTGAGGGCGGGGATTTAGAGTTGATGAGTGAGGGTAAAGTTCCAAAAATAAAACAAGGACATGCAGTATTTTTTGCATCATTTATAAGACATAGGGTTAAACCAGTAATACGTGGCAACAGAAAATCTTTAGTTATGTGGTTTGGAGGCACGCCTTTTAAATGATGATTAAAGCTGCATACTTTCCAACTATTATATATGCTAAAGATGTTAATCTAGATAACAGACTTTTTGAAAAAGAAGTTCTTGCTTGGGCTAACAAAGACAAAGGGGTCAAACGAACTAATGTAAGTGGCTGGCATAGTCAAACTAATATGAATGAAATATCTGTATTTAAACCATTAGTAGATGAATTATATAAAATGCAGAATGAAGTATTTAAAGAAGAATGGTTAGATAGGGAAGCTCTTATGGGTAATATGTGGGCTAATATAAATCCTCCAGGTGGATATAACAGACCACACGTGCATCCTAACGCTCATTTTAGTGGTGTGTATTATATTAAAGCACCTAAGAATTCTGGACAAATAGTGTTTAATGATCCAAGAACAACATCTCACATGGTCATGCCAAATAGAATAAAACAAACACCCCCTTCGCATTTATGGAGAGAAGTTAGGGTTGATCCATTAGAAGGTAGAATAATTATATTTCCAGCATGGCTTTGGCATTGTGTTGAACCAAATGAAAGTGATGAAATAAGAATATCAGTATCATTTAATTTTTTACAGAAAGGGTTTAGTGTTTAAAAATTTAATTCATTGTTTTTCAATAGAAGAAGATATTAAAAACTTTAAAGAAAATTTAATTAAAGAATGTGTAGATCAAAGAAAAAAAGAAGATGGTGGATGTAATTTTAAAGTACAAACAAAATATATAGATACTCTTTATAAGATATTTATTGATTGTGCTAAAAAAATATTAAGACCTTTTACTATAAAAGATAACAATTTTAAAGTATGGTGTTACATGACTGATAATATGTACAATGACACTGGTTGGCATAATCATAAAAAATCTGCTACTATAAATTCTGTTATATATTTACAGATTCAAGATAAAGGTATAAGTTTTAAACAAGGTAATGAACAGATATATTTTAAACCCGATAATGGAGACATGTTAATTTTTCCAGCTTCTTTAAATCATAATCCAGAACCATCAACAAATGATAAAAGAATTAGTTTAAATTTAGAGTTATTGTGTAATGAAAGTGAAAAGGAGATTTTTAATGTTTAGAGATCACAAATATCAAGTAATTAAAAAAGCATTGTCTTATGACATGGCTAATTTTATACTTAACTATTTTTTACTTAAAAGAGATGCAACAGCTTTTATGTATCAACATAACCTACATTCACAGTCCTCGATTCTTGGAACATGGACCGATAAACAAATACCTAATACTTATTCTTGTTATGGTGATTTTGTAATGGATACACTACTAGTTAAAATGTTGCCTGTAATGAAACAACATACAGGACTAGATTTAATACCTACTTATTCTTATGCTAGAGCATATAAGAAAGGAGATATTTTAAAAAGACACAAAGATAGACCCAGCTGTGAGATATCCACGACTCTAAATCTAGGTGGAGATCCGTGGCCTATATTTATAGATGGCACAGGAGCAGATAATGTTGTTAATGAAAGACAAAATATTGTAAAACCCAACGCTCCA